AGTGTCGGGTAGGGTTTGGTAGGCCGGAAACGGTTCGAAGAAGCCGGGCCCGGGGGATTGAAGGCCCCGTATTAAAAACAAGAAAAGGTATTTATGCGCAGAGTTGGTCATATCATCGAGGAGATTGTGGAGCCTTCCAACATGGAGGCCTCGTTCCGGCAGGTCCTTCGCGGCAGGAAACGTAAACGCAGCCGCCAGGGGTGCTATCTGCTTGCGCATAAGCCCGAGGTATTGAAGGAACTGACCGCACAAATTGCATCCGGCACTTTCCGCGTGAAAGACTACCGTGAGCGTGATATTGTGGAGGGCGGGAAACTACGCCGGATTCAGGTGATCCCGATGAAGGATCGTATTGCCGTGCATGCCATCATGGCGGTGGTGGACCGCCATTTGCGGAAACGTTTCATCCGTACTACCTCTGCCAGTATCAAGAAACGGGGGATGCACGACCTTCTGGCGTATATCCGTCGTGATATGCGTGAGGATCCGGAAGGTACGCGTTACTGCTACAAGTTCGATATCACGAAGTTCTACGAAAGTGTGAAACAGGATTTCGTGATGTATTGCGTGAACCGGGTTTTCAAGGACTTCAAACTTATGGCTATGCTGGAAAGTTTTGTCCGTCTGATGCCCGAGGGTTTGAGTATCGGGCTGCGTAGCTCCCAGGGGCTGGGTAATTTGCTTTTGTCTGTGTTTTTGGACCATTATTTGAAGGACAGGTACGCCGTCCGTCATTTCTACCGTTATTGTGATGACGGCGTTATACTGGGTAAAACGAAAGCGGAATTGTGGAAGATTCGTGATGCCGTCCATGGGCATGTTCAGCGGGTCGGTCTCGATGTGAAGGAGAACGAGCGCGTGTTTCCCCTGGGCGAGGGCGTTGATTTTCTGGGGTATGTGACTTTCGGTGCGGACCACGTCCGCCTGCGCAAGCGTATCAAGCAGAAATTCGCCCGAAAAATGCACGAGGTAAAATCGAGAAGAAGGAGGCGTGAGCTGATAGCGTCGTTCTACGGGATGGCCAAGCACGCCGACTGTCATACGTTGTTTAAAAAATTAACAGGCAAAGACATGAGATCATTCAAAGACTTGAACGTCGCTTATAAGCCCGAAGACGGCAAAAAGCGATTTCCCGGGGTGGTGGTAAGCATCCGGGAACTGGTAAACTTACCGATTGTAGTGAAGGACTTCGAGACGGGCATCAAGACCGAGCAGGGAGAAGACCGCTGTATCGTGGCCATCGAGATGAACGGTGAGCCGAAGAAGTTCTTCACCAACAGCGAGGAGATGAAGAACATCCTCTCGCAAGTGAAAGAGATGCCCGACGGCTTTCCTTTTGAAACAACCATCAAGACGGAAACCTTCGGGAAAGGTCGAACCAAATACGTATTTACATGAAACGAGTTGAAGGAACAGCTGGGGTGAAGCTGCTGGAATGCGTGAACCCGGTGAAGAACACGTGGCGCGTCCGTTGGGACGTGCGGGAAAGGGAGGACGGTTCTGCCGACTATATGGAGGAGAACATTTTAGGGAAGCCCTCCCGTGAGATAATAAGAACCGTTATCCTAGGCTGGTACAACGAAGAGATCGACCGGGAGATACTTTCCGGCTTCGTTTACGAGGGTATGCCGGTGTGGCTGTCAAGCGAGAACCAGTTCAACTACAAGGCGGCCCACGACCTTGCCGTGCAGAACGGCGGCGCGACGCTTCCGGTGACGTTCAAGTTCGGGACGGATGAGGAGCCCCGGTACCGGACGTTCGGGAAACTGGAGGAACTGACGGACTTCTATACGAAAGCCATGAAGCACATCCAGGATACACTGGCTGACGGCTGGAAAAAGAAAGACGCTTTTGATCCGGAGAAGTACCGGGTGGAATAAATCCTTCGGGGGAGGATAAGAAAAAAAGCCCCCGGCCTGTTAAAAAGTAACGCCAATCACTTTTATAAACATGAAACGCCAAACCGCGCGACCGGGGGCAAATACCCTCTGTCACGGTTTGACGTTTTTTTTGTTGTCTAAAAAATGATTGGCGATGCAAAGATATAATTTTTTTGTTGTATGAAAGTGATTGAGATATTAAACTTTAACCGGGAGCTGTTGAAAAGGCTTCAGGCGGCCGGCATCCGTCTGGAAGATGCCCGGTATATCGACCTGTACGCGGACTATACCCGCCTACTCGATCAAGGTGAAAAAGTCTCGTATGCTGTGGCCGTATTGTCCGAAAAGTATTCGGTGAGCGAACGTAAGGTTTATGCCTTGGTGAAACGATTCCAGAGCGACTGCAAGACGCTTGCAGTGTGAACGGGTTGTTTTATGTCGTAGGGAGTGCCGTTTCCCCTTATCTTTAGGGTGTTTCAAATTTAGAAGGAGGAAATGGCTATGAACAAGTATTACCGTATCCTGGACAAGATTCTTGCCACGGGAAAAACACAGACCAACAAGAAGGGAAATATACAATACCTTCTGAACGAGCAGCTGTCACTGACACCGGCGGACCTGCTTGACATATTCGAGGGGCATAATATCGCCCGCAAGAAGCTCCGCAGCGAGTTGCAGTTATTTATGCAGGGTGAGCGCAACGTGGAGAAGTACCGGGAGGCCGGCATCAACTGGTGGGACTATTGCGGCTCCATCCTGGTGAACAGTTACCCGACCTATTTCGAGAAGCTGCCTCCGTTGATAGCGAAAATTAACCGGGAGAGGCGCAACAGCAAGAACTACGTGCTTTTTCTGGGCGAAACCGGTGCCGAGAGCAACCAGGCACCCTGTTTGAGTCTGGTACAGTTCCAGTTAGATGGCGGTGAACTGGTTCTGTCCGCCTACCAGCGCAGCAGTGACGCAAACCTCGGGCTACCTTCCGATATTTACCACCTGTACCTGATGGCGCGGCAGATAGAACTTCCCTTGAAGTCGATCACTCTCTATCTGGGCAATGTACATATCTACGAGAATAATATCCCGGGCACCCGTGCGCTGATCGCCGGTGACGAGACGGTCCGCTTCGGGTTGAACGTGTAGTTTGCTGTATATGTCTTGCAGCGGGAACAGTTCATGTTTCCCGCTGTTTTTCGTTTATTCTGTGGACCTTTGCGGCCGTTTTAAAGCAGAATGAAATGAGAAAGATGTATTTGTCCGCCCCGCTTCCTTTCGTGGGGCAGAAACGCATGTTTGCGAGGGAATTTATCAAGGTGCTGGGACAGTTCCCGGACAGCACCGTGTTTGTGGACTTGTTTGGCGGCTCGGGCCTGCTGTCACATATTACCAAATGTGTCAGGCCTGATGCCACCGTTGTGTATAATGACTTCGACAACTACCGCTGCCGACTTGTAAATATCCCGGCCACCAATGTGCTGTTATCCGATTTGCGTCGGATAGCTGAAGGGGAACCCAGAAACAAACGTATAACCGGGGAGGTTCGCGATAAAATGTTTGCTCGTATTGAGAGGGAAGAAAAAGAGCACGGTTACGTGGATTATATCACGGTTTCCGCATCCTTGTTGTTCGCCATGAAATATGTGACCAGTTTGGAAGGAATGAAGAAAGAAGCCATCTACAATAGGATTCGGCAGACAGACTATCCCGAAGCAAAGGATTATCTGGAAGGACTGACTATAACCAGCGAAGACTACAAGGAAGTATTCAAACGTTACAAAGATGTTCCGGGTGTGGTGTTCCTGGTTGATCCGCCGTACCTCTCCACCGAGGTGGGTACTTACAAGATGTTCTGGCGTCTGGCTGACTATCTGGATGTACTAACCGTTCTGAAAGGGCATTCGTTCGTGTACTTCACCTCGAACAAGTCCTCCATTTTAGAACTGTGCGACTGGATGGACCGAAACCCATTTGTCGGCAGCCCATTCAAGGAATGCAGGAAAGTGGAGTTTAGTGCAAGCGTAAACTATCAAGCTAAATATACAGACATGATGCTGTACACGAAGCCGGATGAGGTGTCAGGTATAGCAGCCTAACAATTGCATAAAGATAGGAAATTATTTTGAATCTGCAATGGCTTTTAAATGATATTTTAAAGCCATTTAAAGAGGGTTCAAGTGAAAGAAAAACGGTGGGCTTTGATCATGCTGAATAGGACCGCGCTCACCGTTTTTCTTGTACGCGTCGTTTTTGTACTTTTTGAAACGCATCGTTTTTGTTAAGCGGCACGTCTGGTTTTTCCGGATTTATAACCAGTACAGTCCTTCATTGCCATTGTTTATGCCGGCAGAGAAATTCATGTCAAGGATAACGACGTCGATAGAGGTGGTAGTCAGTAACGTGGTGATTTGATTGGGATTGGCGGCGGTGCGAACTGTACCGAACTCATTTTCGAGCAGTAACTCCAGTGAAGCTAACACGCTTTTATTATCATCTACTATTAAAATAGTTCCGTTTTCCATATCTAAGATTGGGGGTATCTATCAGGTTGAACCATGCTTTAAGTTTGGGGGTAAAGATATTCGTTTTTGCTTTCCTCTGCAAGCGAGTGTCCAATAATTAGACGTTTTCGGGCATATTTACTGCAAGGCTTACTTAAATGCCCGAAAATTGCTCCCGAAGAATATGAAATAATGGATAACGTCCAAAAGTTGGACGTTGCGGTGTGTAATAATTGGACGGATGCAATGCAATCGTATTGGTCATTTGGCTAATAATCAATTACTTAAAAATTGTGGCATCCTATTTGCCTTCTAATCATCGTAACACACAATCGCATATATTATAAAGAATGAAAAACCTTTTCTTTTTGTCCTTATTCTTATTACCGCATTTTGTGCAGGCCCAGTCCGGCATGACTTTGGATGAGTGCATTCGTCTGGCATGGAAGCAGAATCCTTCTGTGCGGAACAGTGTGATAGATATAAAGGAGGCACGGGCAGATTATATGGCTGCTGTCGG